CAAAATCCCCATACGGAGATCCAGTTGTAACAGTAATGTCAAAGTAGAATATTTCGGTTATGTTTTTGGTTCTTATCTGCTTGCTATTTAGCTAACTAATGTAGATGAAATTTCACGCCATTTTTTGTCCCACACACTCGTATGGGAAGAAGTGATATAGATATTTGCTTCTGTTATGACAAGCATTCTCTCATTGCATTTGATGATGGAAACATACGCGTCTGTAGCTTTAAGACTAGGTATGTCAGCAATATTATAATATGAATATATGCCACATGTACCGCCTGGAGTAAAGATATCGAAAATGGATTTACCGTTTCCATTTCGCCATCTCGCGTGAAAGTTACTAGACCAGTTGCTATTTAATGTACGAAGGGCATCCGTAACTGTGCCATCTCCAATGCTGGATATGTCCGTGTTCCCCATCAATTTGTTTAATTTTGCAAGCGCATCATTAAGTTCTTTTCCTTGTCTGGCATCAAGCACGCCTCCCTCTGCGACAGTTGTGAGATTATTCACTACTTTGCAGAATGCTGCAGTACCAAGATCTGCAAACCACTTTTTAACTTTTCCCCACAATACAGGCACTTTGTCCCCGTTTGTTACATTTTCCCGCGTTCTTGCTTCTGTGAATACCGGCTCATCAGAGACATTTTTCAGCAGTGTCAGCATCTGTTCAATTATATCCGGGTTGTTATCAGCAACCGTAACAGTTGCCTCCAGTCCTTCTATAACCTCACCTTCAGCTACGGTAGTATTCCATTCGTTCACAAGATTTCCGGAGCTATCGGCTTTCTTTGCGCAAAAGACAAACCTGACAGTTCCCTTGTATTCTGCTACATTTCGGCTCAGCACCCATGAGAACGTTATGTATTCACCGCTTACTGCCATATCCTGAATCATGTAAGAGTCTTTGTTTCCATTGCCATTCTGGTAATTGATATACAGATGCAGCGTTGATAAGTCTATATTGTCACCCACGATTTTAGGACACTTGAACTTTTTTCTCTCGACATTTTGATCAGATTCAACTCCAAAGAATTTTTCTGACTCAGGAACGTATATTGATCTCGTATCTGCGTCAATGAGTAGTGTTCCAGATCCATCTATGCCTGCCTGAGCCAGCATTAAAGCTTCCTGTTCTGTCATTTCTGTAATACCTCCACTTCATTCGTAGTTATTTTATAATTTTTCTTCTGACCGATTACAGATATGTATATCCGCGCATAAGTAAGAATTTCGTTTGGTATGTCGCATACATTCTTGCCGTTGATTTCGTATACCGGTGCGGATTCTTTCACGCAACCAAATTCATCCCGGAATTTTACGATTTTTGCGCATCCATCCCAATCCTCATCAAAAGAAAAGGATGCTTTCAGATATCCTTCACTTCCCTTCACCAAGCCGGCAAATGAACATGTGCTGGATTTTTCAATTCTCTGTCCGTGTACTATAAATTCTAATCGTCTCATACAAACAACTCCTTATATAGCCATAATGATATAGTTAATACGCACCGGCAGTGATATTCCGGAGGTGTTGCGCCCGGCGAAACATGCGTACCAAATATTATTTTGATACGTACAGCCTTCCACATGAATTCCATATGCAGCTCCATCGCCATTAGATATGGTTACGGTCGCGTTCACTGAACCACCATCAGCTATTCCGAGCAATGTTGCAACTTCGGCTGCAGTGAATAATGCCACTGAATCTTTCCCATTTGCAATCTGGACTACTTTCGAACCGGCGATCATGCCAGTTGTCTTCTGAATCAGATGATTCAGAGATGCATAGATCGGTAAGACTGTATCGTTGTCTCCGTTCCACGGATCCCCTGCTCCAACCCACCAGTCTCCGTTCATCGGAGTCAGTGATGTTTTTGTTCCAGCAGCTCTATCTCCATAGACCAGCTGATAATAATTAACAGCCAACCGTGCCGCATTTCCGGCTGGGTCCTTTCCCATGTAGTATGTAGATCCGGCTCCGTAACTTGACGATGATCCATTGGTATCGTTGTATGTATCGATTATGCCTTTTTCAACATCAAAATTAACGGTACCTTCTTTATTTTTTATGATGCCTGCTATCACTGTGCCTAAATTTGCCGCAATTGCACTTAATACCTCTACATCGAGATTTTCTACCGACAGATAATGCACCACCCATTCCGATCCAGTCCAACGCTTTATAGGCTCGCCTGATGCAGTCTGCCATAGTTGATCGATCTCCGGTTTTTCCGGTGCTGTCTCTGATATCAATATGGCATCTTTCCCAGGCGTTCCGTTTTCTCCGTCTTTTACAGTTTCTACATGATCCCCGGTTCTATCTGTGATGCTGATTGTCGTCACATTTCCGGATTTTGTGATGTCTACAGTTGGAGATATTCCATCTTCTCCCGGCTCACCTTTCTCACCATCCACACCATCCACGCCATCTTTTCCCTTTGGACCCTGAAATTTTCCCCACCGGTACTTTGTCGGATCTTCAGAATCAGCTTTTTCAAAATCTGCATACTGTCCCATGTATGTTTTCCCGACAGTATCTGTTGTCGAAAATCCAGTTTTTCCATCCGCACTGGTCGCATAAGCGAAATGCACATAACTCGTCTCGCCGTTCTCTCCATTTTTCCCTGGAATTCCATCTGCACCATCTTCGCCGTTGTCGCCCTGAAATTTTCCCCACGTATATTTCGATGGATCTGTACTGTCATCCAGTTCATAATCTGCATAGGTTCCAATATATTTATTTGGCGTTTCCGTCATGTCACTGTATGATGTCGGGTTCGGTACCGCCGAATATTTCATATGGAAATATGTTGTTTTACCATCTTTACCCGCTGTTCCAGGAATGCCCTGCTCGCCTTTTATCTTTACCCATGTGTACTGCATCGGATCAGAAAGATCAGCTTCTTTCGTAAGCCGGTTCGTAGCGATTCCGAGATAATCTTTTCCGTAAGCATTGGCCGAAATTCCCGTTCCATTTTCATCATCTGCAAAGGCTGTCCACGTATAAAAATTACGATTCTTAGCGATCTTCTCAAATCGCTCTGCCAGCTCAATGACTTTTTCATCAATTCCGCTTTCCTGTCTTACATAGTCACCCAGCTCTGCTTCTTTCGTATCATTCGATTCCGAAGTCTCTAATTTCAACAACCTTGCAGTAAGATATGTATTATCGTCATCATCAACAATGGATACCGTATCACCTACCTTTACTCCATCCGGAAGATATAACAACTCAACCTCGTAGGTAACAGCTTCATCACAGATCTTCTTAAGGTTGGACACGGCACGATTGCACAATTCTGATTTTGATGTCGTATCGTACGTAAATGACTTCACGATATGCCCCACATCATTCTCTTTCTTTTCTGTCTTAATCTGATACCGGCTCCATTTTTCCAACGCTTTTCTGGACATCACATAGCTTCCAAATACGTGAAAATCACCGTCATCATATTTATACCCATCAAGCGTGATCGGATTTTCTGATCCTTCCGGTGTTCCGCCGGTACAGCGGTATGCTGTTGCAAGATCTGCGATAGAACTCTTGATTCGAAATCCACTAACCTCTTTACCAATGGTCAAAGTTACACCTGAATCATTCCCCCTCTTCTTATACACATTGATGTATTTTCCAGTCACAGCCATATTCTCGACTTTGAAGCAGAATTCAATCTCAGCATTATCAAACTGCGTAGCTACGCTCAATAGCCTTTCCGTAGCTGTAGCTTCACCGTCCCAGGATAACTTTCTTGTAAGATTGCTTACTTCGTTGATCCCGATTTCGAATCCGGAATCATATGCAAATTTATTAATATAATGATCAATGCTATATGCTTTGTCTGCAGTGTATGTTCCAACCACTTCGTTCAGCAGGTCCAGTCCCGCATCTTCAGCATAGATGGATGCATCCTTTTGAATCGGATCTATCGTCGAATCAATAATCGTATAAACTTCTGCCTTACCGTCGTCTGCGCTCTGTTTTAAGATGAAATTCCCGACTGCTGCAAGCTTCTTCACATCAACTTCCTGTTCTTCGTCCTCATCCGGATTTACAAAATTGTAATCCAAATTGCATTCAAAGATTGCTACACCTTCGGATATTTCTTCTGTCTTTTTATCATTTGTAATCATTAGTCCCTTCGGCAGTCCGGTAGATGCTGATCCAAGAATGTTCATTGCCCTGTCAGCAAAATATATGATCACAAGAACACCTCCCTGTACTTCATTCTAAACGTCGGTTTCTTCGCCCAGCTGGAGCACAAACATTGAACCTGATTAACTCCTGGCTTCAGACAAAATGTTTCCCAGTCGTTACCAAGGGCTCCCAGCTCCGGTTTCGGCAATCCATTCATAGTTACCGATGCTTCTTTGCAGTCAGCAATAACTCTGCTGGTTCGGGCGAATTTATTCGGCACGTCTCTCCATTTGTCTACACGAAGTTTTTGGAACCAAAAATTATTGATTCCGTTATATGTCAGATACCTGCTTCCGGATCTAGTTCCCCATTGCTTGATTGCTATCTGTATTTTGGTGCATTTCATGTCCTCGATCTCCGGTACCGTAAAGCTTGGGTACCCACCCCAGTAGAAGAATGTAAGCTTACTTCCTTCTTTCCGGATATCGCAATGTCCCCAATCCCAATACCAGGGGTTTTGCGTGTGTAAATGGCTGGTCGTGTAGCCATACTCTCTCAGCACTTTTCCTGCTTGGTGATCCGTATCTTTTTTGTTCGGGTTATAGCATACCAGCTCATAGCGTCCTGTATTTCCTGACATATCTGTCTTATACCAGTTCACGCCGCAAATCAGCTTATTATCCTCCGTGAGAAAATTGATACACATTTCTCCGGTCTGCCCCATCAATCCTGCATAAAACAAGATATGGAAATATGCGTAGAAATTTTTACATCCACTTTTATCTCCATTGGAATCTGCCGGTAAGATAACTGTCCTGAGACCTCCATTCGCACCGCCAACCTGCGTCCCTGCTTCTTTTAAGCATAGGAATTTGTTATTAAACCAAGTTGTCGTTCCAAGTTTTCCTTTCGCTCCATAGAGCGGATGCATATAATCTGTTCCGGATGTATCATCTGGTGCATTAAAGAAATCCTGTAGCGTTGCAAGAGTTTCATTCGCTTTGTAGTTCTCTCCGTCTGTTTCCTCAATATTTCCAATCTGCAAAATATGTTTATCCTGATCAACGAATCCGATAAATCCGTTCTCTCCATTTTCCATTACCGCTTCAAATGTTGGGTATGCTTTGTAAGTTCCCTTGTAATCAACAACAAATGTTGTTCCATCATCTGCAGTCGGTATAACCTCGTACTCTTCCACGGAATACTTAAACGGATCTGCGCAATAGAACTCAATTTCTGCAGTAATCGCATTCCTGCCATGCGGCACATCACCGGCATTCACCTTTGTTCCGACATAATACTTATCCGGTTCATCCAGGAAGATCAGCTTCGCTTCTGCCACATCAAGTAATGAATTCAATTTGTTATACGCATTCCGGAATTCTGCGTTGCTCTTGGCAATCAGTTGGTACCCGACAGTGATGGTCCTCGGCTTATATCGCTTTCTTCGATATCTGGAGCCATCCATGATCTCTGTAGATAGATCTGTTATTTCTGTTTCGATCATTTCCCGGCCGGACACATACAGTGTCCGATATCCGGGAATTACATTTTCAAAATAGACTCCGTTAAAGTTAAGAGCTTCGGAAGGCAGTATCTGCTCTTCCTGTCTCTCTGTAGTGTCTACAAATTTATACATATCTGCCCTCCTTATCTCATGCCTTTCTTTCGAAGATCTCTTTTCTGCTGCTGTTCAATTTCTTCTTTGGTGTATTTCGCCGTTGCCTTTGCCACCTGCCGTCCATCTACTTCAACAGGGACGTAAATGGTATAGATTTCGTTTCTGGTGTAGTCATAATCATCATTCAGATCTTCGATGCCAATTCTTAATCCAGCTCCAATTTCCGGAACAGGAACTAAATCCGGAATGTCTACCAGTTTCCATGCTGCCTTTTTCGCATCTGTGACCCTATCAGAAATTCCATTTACCCATCCTTCACCGAAATAACCTCCAAGCTTATCTGCTACTTTTGACGGACTATGAATCTGCGCCTTCGCCCGGATTGCCGCCTCTGCTGCAGCCGCCAACTGCGCTGCGACAGATCTTACACGTCCAATCTGACTTGCCATACCATTTGCAAGGCCAGCTCCTATATAAACACCGCAACTGTACGAACCGGATCCGGCTGATCGCATTGCTGACACTGTGGATGTAGACATAGATCTTGCTGTGGATACCGCTCTGTTCATTCCATTGCAGACTCCGTTATTGAAGTTATTTCCAACAGCGTTCCCGGAACTCCTTGCTTTTCCTTCTGCGTTTGAAAATTGTCTTACCAATGTATTAACTGCCGACTTTGCTCTACTTCCCAACGCATCCAGTCCGGAATTTACCACATTCACACTGGCTCGCATACTCGTGAGCGAGCTTTGGGCGCTTTTGGCATTACCGGCTATGGATTTCATGCTTGAATTGACAGACTTTAATGCTACCACCATTGCAAGGGTGCCAACTGCGCCGCCTGCCATAGCAGCTCCAAATGCTACCACTACAACAGCCGATGCGCCCATTCCGGCCGCAAGACCTAATGATAATGCTGTTAAGGCTGTCAGTGCTCCTACCGTTGCTAAAGCTCCGGATGATACGGCAGGGAATGCAGCTCCCATCAACAGAAGTCCTGCCCCAGCTACTGTAAGACCGGCACCAAGGGCCAGTGTGCCTGCTGCCAGAAGCAACACACCCGCTGCCGCAATCAGGACAGCTGCACCTACCACCGTAAGTCCGGCACCTACCACTACAAGTCCGGCACCAAGGACAATGCATCCCGCTCCGGCTACTGCAGCCCCAGCGCCAAATACGATCATGCCTGCTCCGAGGGTTGCGATGCAAGCCGCTCCCTGAATTCCATATTGCACAATGGTCGGAAGCACACCTGCTACTATGGCAAGCCCAACACTTGCCAGCAGTGCTCCGGTTGAAACCAGTAATATAGCTACACCAAAGGCAATGAATCCGGTTGCTCCGGCCGTCAATGCCGGTCCTAGTGCTGCTGCGCCAAGGGCAAGTCCGGCAATTGCCGCAACCATGCCAACCATACATCCTATAGCAAGCGGTCCCGCATTCGCCAGATTAACAGCCGCCAGTGATAATACAGCAATCCCCGTTGCCGCAATCAGGACAGCTGCTCCAAAGGCAATGAATCCGGTTGCTCCGGCCGTCATAGCCGGCGCCACATTTTTGGCAACGACCATTAAGCCTGCCACTGCAACCGTCATGCCGATCAGTACTCCTGCTGCCAGTGGTCCAGCTTGTGCGATTTGCACGGCTGAATATGCCAAAAGGGAAAATCCTGCTGCAATCAATGCTACTCCTGCTCCGATCGCTACAAATGCTTTTGCTGATTCTACGATAGTCCCTGATGATTCTTTACTTGCAGTGCCTACCGCTTTTTCACCCGCTGCTACGCCAAATAACTTACCTGCCAGTGTCGCTATTCCTTTTCCTGTCATGCTTACAATTGCGCCCGCAAAAGTTTTGACACCAGGGGCGATTGCACTGACTATTTTAAAGCCTTTAAAAGCAACATATAATTTCGGTAACAGCGTAATTGCTTTTGCCACTTCTTTATCATGATCTTTTAGAAAATCCGCAAATGTAGTCAATGCACCTGTTGCTGTTCCCATGCTTTCAGAGAAATTATCCACACTTTCCTTTTTTCCAAATGCTCCGGTAAGTTCCTGTACTTCGTCAATAATCGCACCAGCTGCCTCTCCAAAGGCTGTCCCTACCTCTTTTGCATCTGTTTTCAGCACGTTCCAGTATGGAGATATAAGTTCGATTGCTTTTGGAATTCCAACGGACAATTTGTCAAATCCCGCCTCCACCTTACCGGTCATCCCATTGATTGCATCAATCACTTTAGGCTTTGCGAAAGTATCATAAAGCTTCATCATTCCGCTTACTGCAGATGCTTCCAAGTTACCCATAGCGCCTTCAAATGTTGTTACGGATGTGGCTGCTTCTTTCGCCATGTCAGTCATACCAATGTTATTGATAGCCTGCCCGAGCATGTCTGCGGTAATTGCACCCTTTTCCATTGCTCCTTTGAAGTCGTTCCCTAATGTTGGATTCAGCTTAATCAGCTCTTTCCGTAAGCCTCCAGCAAGCTGCGGACTGGCATTAATGATCTGGTTCCAATCCTGCGCATGCAAAGCTCCTGCCGCCATTGCCTGCGAAAACGCAAGTGCTACCGAGGAATATTCCTTTGCACCTCCACCAAATACAGCAACTGCATTACCGACTGCTTCCGTCAACTTGTCTGCGTCTTTGATTCCATTTGCCGAAAGTGAGCCGAATGTACTCATAACATCCTGCAGGGAGAATACTGTTTTATCCGCATATGTTTTTAATGTACCTGTTGCTCCGGCTATTCTCTGTATTTCCGCTTCGGAATACCCGGAAAATCTCATAGCTGCCTGCAACTTATACATGGAATCCGATGTTTCTATTGTCTCTTTCGACAAATCACCGACTGAATTTGTCACCAGCGACATCGCCTTTCCGCCGATTGCAGCCATTGCACCGAATCCAAGACCGCCGGTGAGAGTAGTTTTCAGATTATTCGCATATCCCTGGCATGATTTCATAATGGATGAAAAGTTTTTGTCCTGCGCTGATAATATTGCTTTTACACTATATGATTCTGCCATGTTCTCACTCCTCTCTATCCAGCAGTTTGGTTATTCCAGCAAATCTGGATGGTTTCCTTCGATTCTTCATTTTTTTCAATTCTTTATCAAAATCAAAGAACTGCCGGAAGCTCTTGTAAACTGGTTTGGTCTTGCCTTTACCGGCTTTCTTTTCTGCCTTTACCGCAAAATTCAAAAATGCCTGACGATGTTCATGTAAACTCTCGTCAAGCATCCGAAGCTCCAAAGCCTCCATCATAAGTTCATATTCTGCCAATGTCAGCTGACCCACCTGTTTAAATGACGTGAAGCCAAAATACCGGAAGCAATTCCTTGCTACGGTTGTATATAGGTCTTCCTCTTCTACTGCTCCTGAGCCTGCTGTTTCTTCGCCATCTGTTCTTCGTACTCTTTCAAGATCTCTTTCACTGCTTTCTTGGTAGCATTTGCTTTCGATAAAAAATCTTTTGTTTTCTCCATGAGTTCATCGATGTCTACCTCTTCCGAATCAATGTAAGAATCTAACATTGCCTTTGTTACTCTTGGATTCTCTCCCTTATTCGCCAAATCTAACAGATCTACCAGTGCATTCGGTTCCTGATCAACCACAACACTAGCGATCAGATACCTTGCTCCTATTTCTTTTGTTGTTCCCGGCATTCCCTGAACCGGAACTACGGTAAGCTTATTTGCTTCTCTTAAGAATCCCATTCCGAATTTAAACTGATATACTGTTCCGTTGATTGTAAGTTCCATCATATTGTTTTATCTCCCTTCTGTGCGATGTCGCACATCAAAAAGAGGACGATTCTTCTCGCCCTCTTAAGCTCCTGTCTTCTGAGTGTCTGCAAATACATATGCTGCTACTTCCTGCTGTTCTGCAGTAACCGTTGCATAGCCATCTACGCCTTTTCCTTCCAGTCCAAATGTCAACGATAACTCAACATTATCCTCTGCATTGGATGTCTTATCAATTTCCGTAAGATATCCCTGGAAGTATTTTGCCTTAAATTTATCAGTCGAGCTCGCCTGCGGCTCTGCTAAGTTTACTTCCCAGATCTCCATCTTTTCGTCATCATCGAGTGCTGCTTCCAGCTCATCGATGAACTTATCTCCTTTTTTTAAAAGGCTTGATGCTGTGATTTCTCCTTCTGCTGCTCCCGGTGTACGTACTGTGCCGTCTTTTGTCACTGTCGAATCAGCGTCCTTCGACTTTGTACGTTCATTTTCTGTCGTAAATGCAAGTGCTGTTGCATCATGATCTTTCTCTGTACTCAGGATACGGTACAGATATACGATCTTTTTTCCTGCTACTGCTTCTGCAAATAACTGCAGTCCAAATAACTTTCCGTTCTTCACTATTGTCATCTCCTAACTAAATTTATATCCCACTTCCAAAATTCCCATAAGAAGCGGCTGTTTCGTTGTATTATCCGGCGTAATTCTTTGTGTCGGTCTCTGCATATTCCAGGCATAGTGCGCTGTATGTTCGATAGACCTGCAGATCTTTTTGATATCTGCTAAGATACCAGATACCGTTCCTCTCTGCCGTATATTATCATGCCAGACTTTCAACGTCAGATTAGCCTCGCCGATAATCTCATTTTTTGTAGCCTGATCACTCTCGGAGCAATCCGCCAGGTAAACAAAAGGATACGGCGTGTCCTCAGGCGGTAAATCCGTGTCATACACACCAACTCCCGTATCCTCATATTTTTCTTTCAATGCCATCAAAACAGCACTGAACAATTCCTGCTGTGGATCCATCTTATCACCTCACAAGCTCCTTCATATCTGCCTTGAACTTTTCCTTCTGTTCTTCAAATGCTGGACGTATATGTGGCTTTCCTTTCATGAATCTTGTTCCATATTCCTGATAAGCTGCATATTCCGCTGTTGATTCAACCTCTGCAGTCATGCCGCCATCTGTAATTTCCAGCGTAATAGATCTTTGTAAATAATGTGTATCTACCGGTGCTTCTTTTTGAGCCTTTTTCTGCAACTGTGCACCGTTTTTTTTCACAGTTGCTTTGACTTTCGATAAATCCATGTTTTTAGTCAGTTTAGCCTCCAACTTTTCAAAGCCTATCAGCTTTACTCCCATCACATCACCTCCGACGCAACATATACCTGCTTCGTCCGAAGCTTCCTGCTGAAATCTACACCATATGTTTTATTCCCTACGCGAATCCTGTCAAATGGCCGGTCATAATGATTCTGCAGGTGAATGGTGAGGCTGCCTTCCTTAATTCCGGAATAGACAAGCATCATCGTATTCGTACCGGTATCCATGACTGAGGCAGACTTCATATCTTCCGATATCGTGTCTTCCCCGTAATTACCGGTAGCCGGATCATACTCTCCAGGGGTGAGTTTCTGGAAGTATATAGGTGTGTCATATCTCATAGGAATCTCACCTTACCTTTCTTTGATTCTTTCTGATCATCCAGATATGCCCGGATATCATCCATATATCCCGCAAAATCATTCTCCGACCAAGAAAGACTTTCTCCCTCAACACTGTGAGAGGAAAGCCCTTCCGAACCGATTCTGTTGAACCGTATGATTGACACATCCAGGATGATATAATTCATCTCTTCCGGAGGTTCCAATCCCCCGAGAAGAAAGCGCAGTCTTTGCTTGGTAGCCTTTAAAATCAGCAGTAATTTATTTTCCAAGGCTCCGTCTATTTCTTCCGGCAGTCCCAACAAGGCTTTCAGATCTTCAATCATATGATCCTCCTATTCTGCCGGCTCTTTATTTTCGGGTTCCTTCTTTCCGGCTTCTGGTGGTTTTTCATCGACATCTGTATCGGTCACATTATCCTGATCCTTTTCTACCAATTCGATCAGCGGAGTGTGCTGTTTGTTGTTACTGCCGGCCAGCTCCTCGATTCTTTCTTTGCTGACATCTACTCCTTCACGAGGGAAGATATCTCCCTCGTTATAGGAATGATCGTTATCATGGAGATCAATAAAATGCTTGATTACCTTATACATACTTTTTTACCTCCTATGCTCCCGGGTTGACCGTTACAGCCACATCACCGGAACGAACAGCTTTGTAGTTCTGATCACACTCAACCAGCGTGATATGGTGAGTTGCTGTCGAAGCAATCTCTGATTCACCGTCCCACTTAGACCAGTTCTTAACATCCATACCGTAAGTTACTGCTGTTGCAGCTGCAGCATCTTTGTACTTCCAGCAGTTTCTCATTGACATTAACTGCTCTTTCACTGTCAGCTTTGTGGTTCCTGCTTCTGATCCAGCCTCTGACGTTACATTTAATGTTCCTAATGTCTGTGTATCAGATTCTCCTACGGAGATGTAAGCAATCGCATCCAGATACTCACAGAACAGACGTAAGCCCATGATTGCGTAGTTATCGGAAATCATACGGCTGTATGTTCCTTCTGAGTGGAATCCGATAAATCCTGTCTCTGAATCTGTTGTGAATTCAAGTCCAGCTTTGGCAAAATCTGAATCTCCCGGATCAACATAATATGCGATCATGTTGTTGAGCGGTGTTGCAATTACAACATTCTGCGGAACCTCAGAAGTAACAAATACTACATCTGCTCCGAGGAAATTTGTCAGATACTTAAACCCGAATGCCGTCTGCAGTGTAATATCTGCCGCACCGAGATACTTGTACACATCCAGAGTATTTACCCAGACAGCTACTCCGGTTGCTGTTCTTTTCATCTTCTGGAACTTAGCCACAACCTTTCCGATCGCCATTGCAACAGCCATCTGCCAAGTTGTTTCATATCCTGTAAGAGATCCGGCTTTTAACTGTGCGTAGAATTTATCAGTCACTACATTCTGCAGATCGGACTTAAACTCATCATCCGTATCCTGTACTGCCGCCTCATAACCTTTTTCCGAAATGGCTTCAAGAGATACGCCTTTACGATATTTTTCAATCTTGATCGTATCAAAAGGCTTTTCTTCTACTGTGTATCTGGACATCGGGATTTCTTCGCCTTCTCCAACATCCCCTGACTGCAGTTCACCTTTTACCGTTTTGGTCTTTAATACCGAATTGTTTTCCTTCCTGATCATTCTGGTAATTCCCAGAATATCTAACAGTGCCTTCAGGTTCTTACCAAAGGATGTGACAAAGTCAATCTCTCTGGCTTTTACCTCGATCTGCGCTTCTCCTGTCAGGTTATTCGGTGCTGCAAATACCTGCAGACCTAATCTTCTAATATCATGCATGTTTCATACTTCCTTTCTTACTGAAATAATGTAATATTCTCAGCAATCAGTTTCTGTCTTTCCGACGGATTCTTCACTGCTAAGATCTGTTCTTTTGTCATTGGTGGTTTATCTCCACCGTTACCGGCTTTTGGAGGTTTTCCCTTTAAGGCATCTTTCACTGCTTTCTGGACAGCTTCTTTGTACATAGTAGAAAAGGCTTCCACTGCCGCCTTGGTTCCATCTGCATCTTCTGCTACAAGATTCATAACCAGCTCATCCGGAATAGTAATGTTCTCATCTGCCAGCATCTTACGGGCTTCTTTCGCCATGTCCGATCTGGCATTCTGGCGTTTCATCTCTTTCAGTGCATCCTCCGCTTTCTTTGCCCGGTAGTTTGCCTTTTCCTCATTGGTCATCTGTGCGAGCTTTTCCGCTTCCGATACCTTATCGTCCGTCAGCGTCTTCCATTTGGTCTGTGCATTTGTCACAGCCGTATTAACAGCCTTCTGGACACGTCGGTCGAACTCTGACTGATTGCCTTCCAACTTCAGGAAATCATCAAATGACATTGTTGTGTTGCTGTTACTTCCAGGATCTCCTCCAGTTCCAGCACCGTCTCCTTCTCCGGATCCACCGCCGTCTCCTCCAGGCTCTGTAAATAACTGCAGGTTGCTCATTGGAATTCTCCAGTGATTGTTCATGTGTTTCATTTTATCTATCCTTTCCGCCCCGCCCCATTCATTTAAGCCCAGGTCGTTGCATCTTGAATGTGTAGTTTAACGACATCCCGGTCACATTAAGTTACATGATCCGGACATACTCCGGAAACTCTTCGGCAATCATACAGATGCCAATGAAAAAGGAATCCACCAGAGTTTTTGACTTCTCTGATAGATTCCCATACTTTATATCCACCCTCCCGGGAGATATCTCATATTCAATTTTATCGTCTGTCAGGTCCTTTATGGACTTGATCAGTGTCTGTGCAAGTGCTGTAATCCCGGCACATACGATATCTGATCCGGAAACAGCATAATTTGCATGTCCGGATATCTTTATTTCATCCTTGCGGACAGTTACTTCAATCAAGGCATCCCACCTCCTGAAACGTGGCAAAGATTTTCGATGATTGAATTGCTAACCAATCCACCATTTCTTCATTTTGCGCCCAAGCGGATATCATATTCGAGTTTGCAGACAAGCCGCTCTCTTCCAAATATGCATGTATAATTTCATGTCTCAGCACACGGTTCATATGTCGTTTTCTTCCTTCATCCGTGAAATCTTTATCCTTGTTTTTCAGAATATAAATTTCTCTATTACATCGATTAAACAAACCATCTGCATATTCTCCCACGCCTTTCAATCGCTCCGGATACTCGTCTACAAAACGAATATCGTAACATGTCCCCATAATACTAACATTCATATCTTACAATCCTGTCACCTCCTTGTGCTAAAATGAGTATAAAAATACCACCAATCAATATGATCAGTGGTAATTAACCCCAAGCTACAATATCTTCTTTTGGGAAAGTGTTCTTTTCACAATATTCTTCCAGACGTCTCAACGCATGTGCTGCATAGCTCATATCATATCCGTCCGCTTTTTCTTCAATATCTCTTTCCCTTGTTGTTTTTCCCAAAATAACAACACCGTATTCTTTTGAATCTTCCGGATAATATCTGTATTTTACATCCGCTTCTGTAATTTCAATCAATTCAAGTCGCAGCATCTGTCCACTT